CCCCAGGCGACCGCCGCCGCCCGGGCTATTTTTCGCCCCTATAAAGGGAAACCAGCCTGCCGAGCGCTCCCCGGGATCAGCTACAACGCTCCCAGGGGAGCGCGGGGGAGCGATCATGGAGCAGGTGGGGCCAGTCGATTACGTGGTGGCGACCTATGAGGAGATCCGCCTGCGGTTCGGCCTAGGCGGCACCGATCAGGCCAGGATCAAGGCCAAGCGGCGGAAATGGGAGGCCGAGCCGGTGAACCATCCTGGCGCGGTCACCCGCATCCGGGTTCCTCGGGATGCCTGGGATGCGGCGGCGGCCGAGATTGAACGGGCTCGCTCCCGGGGGAGCGCTCCCCTTGATCCAGATCAATCCCACACGAACAAAGCGCTAATCGACGCCGTTGCAGCCTTCCGCGAAGCACAGGAGCGCTCGGGGGAGCGGGAGGAGCGGTTCCGTACGGAGCGGGATACGGCGCTGGCGGAGCTCGGCGAGATGCGCACCCGGGCGGCGGTGGCGGAGGCGAAGCTCGAGGCGGCCGAGGCGATGCTCGCGGAGGTTCGTGACGCTTTGGTTGAAGCTAGGCGCCCATTATGGCACCGCTGGTTCTGGAAGTGATGTGCTTGCAGCGTGGCGTACGTTCTGTTTTCGTTCGCTTATGCAGAAGCGATTCCCCGACCGCGCCATCGTCCGCTTCCCGCCTGGGATGCTCGCCCGCGTTGAGGCGGTGCTGAAGCCCGGCGAGGATCGCGGCGCCTTCATCCTGGCCGCCACGGCGGCGGCGCTGCGGAAGATCGAGCAAAGAGAAGGCCGCGCCCTGGTCGGGGAGCGGCCGGAGTTAAGGGAATAACCGTACTGCATGACCTCAGGAGAAGGCCGCCTGTTTAAACTTAGACCGGCCGCTGAGGTTTTAGCGGCAGCGGCAATTCCCCTGTTCCGTCCGGTGCGGGCGGTTAGCGGCATCGGGCCTCCGCTGGTCCAGTTTAGCTTGGCCGGGCCTCGGTCGAATTGCACACAAGGGGATCGCCGATGAACGAAACCGAAGAAATGGCGAGGCTCCGTCAGGATCTGGAGCAGATCGGCCAGCACGTAGCTGCCGGACTGGTCGGTCGGGCCGAGCAGCTGGTCATCCAGATGCAGACAGCGATCAGGCAGAATCAGGACAAGGCGGAGATCAAGCGGCTGCGGGCGGTCATCCGCCACGCCCTGCCGTACCAGACCAACCAGGAGGTCGCCCGCTGGCTGAACGTCGCCGTTAACACCCCCGGCGTCGTCATTCAGGATGACAAGGGCCGGCGGATAGATCAGTCGCGGTAGGCGATCCGACACCGCACCCGATTGTATCTCTATCGAGTGCAAAATCCCGACATCCGTCTGTTCCGTCCGGAAAAGCCGCTTATCGTCGGGAATACACCCTGACCGGATCATCAACCGCCCGGCGTGATAATCCGATTCGTGCCTAGCCGTGCGCCGATGGCGGGTCGCCCCACTGGACGATCCTCGGCGTGAGGCAAAGCCGCAGGCTCATTCGTCGACGTGGCAGCCATCCTCGGTGCGCTCAATACCGCAAACCAGGGTAAGCCGCTCGCCGTCTGCGTTCGGCGCGAGGTTGATGCGGAGAAGCGGCAGGTCGCCCAGCTTGAAACCCGTGCGCTCCACTTCATCCACCATCTCACGTAGGGCCGCGATGTATTGGGCAAGCCGCTCGGCGGGGGGCACGTCCATTGGAGGGTCCTGTGTGGGGGCGGCGTTGTGAAGCGCCGCCAGTGGTCGCCGGGGCAGTCCCTTAATCGCGCACTCGGTTTGGCTGCATTGCGGATTGAAGGACGGAAAATTTAGCCAAAAAAACGGCCGCTCCCTGAAGGAGAGGCGGCCGAGTTTGTAGTTCATCCCTGAGTGCCTGGAGCAACGCCGCAGCCGATGAGCGGGTTCGAGCGGCAGCGGCAGCAGGAGGAGCAGGAGGAGCAGGAGGAGCAGGCAAAAGAAAGGCCACCCTCCGGTAGGAGGGCGGCCGAAGTTGGACGTGGGACAATCCAAGGAGAGAGGCGGGGGAGGCAATCCGGAGGAGGAACCGGTCGCCGCTAGGGAGGCAGTCACCTAGCCCGCCCCGTAGGTAGATAATGACGCTTATTTATCAATCATGAATACGCACAGCCGCGCGAGAGACCATCACGGGCAGCGGCGCCCTCGGTCCGATAGCCGGTTAGCGATCCCTGCGGCGCCCGTTTCCCGGACCTAGTGGCGAAGGGCTGAAGCCGCAGTGCGCCGCGCAAAGAGAAGGCCGCCCCCTGGTCGGGGAGCGGCCGGAGTTTCCAGGATAATCGCCATTCAGGTTGCCCCCATGCACAAGGGCGCCCGTCCCAACTCCTGCCGGCCGCTGAGGTTTTAGCGGCAGCGGCAATTCGCCCTGACGGAAGCGGCGCCGGTGGCTCTCTAGCCCTCGTCTGCCGCCGCGCGCTCTTTGCGAGCTTCCGCGAGCTCATCATCCGACACGTCAAGGATCTTCAGCGCGGTGTTGTGCAATGCCTTCCCGAGTCCAGTGCTGAGGGCCAGTGGGCTGACCGGCAGATTGTAGGTGTCGAATTTCACCGCGACGATCCAGCCGCCAAAAGCGTCCTCGCCGGGGACCCCACAGGGTTCAATTTCAAGGAAGACGCCGGGCGACATCTCGACTTGGCCCGTGCCGTCTTCGTCGCAGTAGCAAATCTGCCAGTCACGTTCACGGGCCAGGGCGGCGAGGGGGGTGTTGCAGGTTTCGACAGACATGGGTTCGGTCCTTTCGTTCGGTTCCATCCGGCAAATGCAGTTTGCGGACGACATCATGCCGGATTGCCAATAATTCCTAAGCATCCGGCCAGTATTGACCGGAGATCGGCCGCGATTACTTCCGCGCGCCAATACCCAACTCACCTCAGGCTGCGGTCGGGCGCCGCCGATTACTTGGCCGGCTGGGCCTACCGCAAATCCTCAAGCATGCAGAATGTAGGCTTGCATTTTCTCGCAATGCAAGCCTACATTTCGGAATTCGGAGATGCTGACGGTGCAAAACCAGATCGACCACGAGAAGCGATACACTTCCGCCCAGGCTTGCGCCGCTGCCGGCATCACCACGAGCACCCTGTTGAACTGGGTGTCTCGCAAGCCGCCAGTGATCCTGCTGACCGCGAAAGATCGAGAGATCAGCGGTAAGGGCCGCCCTCTGCTGTTCAGCTTTCACCGCGTCATGCAGATCGCTCTGACCGCGGAGATGGTCGACTACGGCTTCAGCCCTCGGCAGGCGGCCGGGATGGTCTTCCCGTTCACTGACAGGACCTCTGCCTACGAACCTGGGGCAAGTGGATGGAGCGAGAAGCCTCACGAAGAGATCGCCAAGCGTCTGCGCATGCCAGGAAAACTGTTTCCCATCGGGCAAACGGTGCTGGTTATCAGCAAAGAATCCGCGGTCGGCACGGTCGTTAACGTGCGTGATGACACGGTCTTCAAGGACGTTCTCCCGCCTGATGGTAAAGGCGTCCTGCTGATCCCCATCGACCTGATTTACTGGCGCGTGCGAGACGCACTGGATGCCTATGAGAAGTCGCTCGCTGAGACGAAACAGCGAACGCCTCAAGGCGCCTTCTGAAATGCCGGCGGGAACGGCATGGAGCGCTGTGAAGCGTCCTGGCCCTTTGATGGATCTCCCGTCGCAAACCCAAACCCCGCTCGGGTCGTCCGCCGGTTCCAGGCGAGCCGGACCCAAGGCAGCCGGGGCCGAGCGGGGCGGGACCTATGTGTCCCCCGGCTGCCACGCCTTTTCTTCAACCCGACCGTCGCGGCGACGGCCAAGCCCATTGATGGAGTCCACCTATGCCTACCATGCGAGAGTTGCTCGAGCGTCGCGCCTCGATCCGCGACGAGCTGCGCACGCTGCACGAGACGCATCCGGACGGCACCTTGCCGGATGACGCCCAGCAGCGCTGGACGACGCTGACCGCCGAGGCCGAAACCCTCGAGACCCGCGTCACCCGGCAGGCCCAGGTCGATGACCTCGATCGCCGCGTCGCCGGCCAGCCGCTGCCCGGTGGTGGCGCGGCCGGTGCGCCACGCCGCGAGGTCCGCGCCTTCGCCAGCGCGGCGAGCGAGGCGCCGGAGGGCTTCGACGGGACCATCATGCGCGCCCAGGACGGCAACCTCGTCCCGGTCCTGGAAGCCCGCCACAAAATCGCGGACTTCCTGCCGCGCACTGAATCCCGCGCATCCGAGCTCGGCCTCGGCGGATTCCTCCGCGCGCTCTACAACGGCCCGCAGACCGAGCTCGAGCGTCGTGTGCTGGCGGAGGCTACGCCCGGTGCCGGTGGCGCGCTGGTCCCGGCGCCGCTCGCTGCTGAGGTCATCGACCTCCTCCGCGCCCGCTCCGCCGCCTTCCGCGCCGGCACACGGACCGTGCCGATGACCGCGCAGACGCTGAAATTCGCCCGGCTCACCGCGGACCCGGTTGGCAGTTGGCGGGCGGAGAACGCGCCGATCGTCGAGGGCGAGCCGGCCTTCGATAGCGTGACGCTGACCGCCAAGAGCTGGGCGCTGCTGACCCGTGTATCGCGCGAGCTGCTCGAGGACGGGCAGAACGTCGACGCGATCCTCCGCGCCACCTTCGCCAATGCCGCAGCACTCGCTCTCGACCAAGCCATCCTGTTCGGCACGGGCACGGCCAACCAGCCGCTTGGCGTGGCGAACACGCCCGGCATTCAGACGATCTCCATGGGCGCCAACGGCGCGGCCATCGCCGGATGGCCGAAGGTGCTCGACGCGGTCGCGGCGCTTGAGGCGGCGAACGCCGGGGACGTCACCGGCGTCGTCTACAACCCGCGCACGGCACGGGTGGTCTATGGCCTGTCGGATAGCAGCGGCCAGCCGCTCGAGGTCCCGCCGAGGCTCCGAAACATCCCGCTCGTCGCGACGACCTCCGTCCCGATCAATCAGACCCAGGGCACCGCGGTAAACGCTTCCTCTATCCTGCTGGGCGACTTCGGCGAGGTGTTCTGCGGCATTCGCACCGGCCTGACGATCTCGGTGCTCAATGAGCGCTTCGCCGACAACGGCCAAGTCGGCTTCGTGACATGGCTTCGCGCGGACGTCGGCGTGGCACGCCCGGCAGCCATGGCGAAGATCGTCGGTATCGTCCCGTGACCAGCGCGCAGCTTCCCGGCGGGCTGGAAATCCGCAGCGCGGCGGCGGAGCTGCGCGCCATGCCGGAGGGCCGGAAGCTCACCGGCTATGCGGCGACCTGGAACACCGAATGCCGGCTCGGCAACTTCCGCGAGGTCATCCTGCCGAATGCCTTCCAAGCCAGCATCCGCGGCAGCAAGGACATCGCGGCACTCTGGAACCACTCGCCGCAGTACGTGCTGGGCCGGACCCGGGCCAATACGCTGAAGCTATCGGAGGACGAGCGCGGCCTCGCCTTCGAGCTCGACGTCGTGCCCACGTCCTACGGCGACGATCTTCTCTCCCTCGTCCGCTCCGGGAACGTCGGCGGCATGTCCTTCGGCTTCACCGTGGGCAAAGGCGGTGAAGTCTGGAAGGGCGACCTGCGGCAGCTCCGGGCATTGACGCTGGCCGAGATCTCCGCGGTGTCCTGGGCGCCGGCCTACGAGAACACGACGATTTCCGCCCGCTCCCGCGACCTCGCCAATGCGGCCTCCGCGACGACGCGGCGCCGGCTTCTGGAGATCCTCTAGATGGGCTTCCTCGCGCGCCTCCTCGGCTGGGAGACGGAAACCCGCGACGCCATGAACGTCGGCGGCATCCCGCTCGGCCTGGCCCTGTCGCAGAGCTATGCGGAGGACGCCGTGTCGCCGGCCTTCGCGGAAAACCTCGGCGTCGTCGTCGCCTGCATCAATGCGGTCGCCGGGGGCATGGCGGCGCAGCCGGCCTATGTCTATCGGGCCACGCCGACCGGCCGGGTCGAGGCGCCGCGGCATCCCGTCGCGCGACTGATCCGCCAGCCGAACCCGCACCAGACCTGGCCGGACTGGCTCGAGTGGTCGATGGGGCAGGTTCTGAGCTGGGGAAACAGCCTCAGCCTGATCGAGACGGACGGTGCCGGCCGCCCGATTGCGCTGACGCCGATCTCCTGGGCGCATGTGACGCCGGTGCTGCTGAAATCCGGCCGGCTGGTCTTCGACGTGATGCAGTACGCGACGCCATGGGGCGGCACGACCGAGCGGCGCCGGCTATTGGCCGAAGAGTGCCTCTTCCTGAAGGACCGCAGCGACGACGGCATCATTGGCCGCTCTCGCATTAGCCGCGCGCCCGGCATCATCCGCAACGCGGCGTCGCTGCAGGACCTCGCCGGCTCGGTCTGGCGGAATGGCGCACGCCCGACCGGCGCGCTGTCTTTCCCGAAGTCGCTGTCGGATCATGCCGCGAACCGCCTGCGCGACCAGTTCAACGACCTGCACACGGGCTCGCGGAACGCCGGGCGCCCCCTGCTGCTCGAGGACGGCCTGACTTGGCAGGCGCTTTCCGTGCCGCCCGGGGATGCGGAGATCCTCGCGTCGCGCCGCTTCAGCCGGGAGGACCTGGCGACGCTGTTCGGCGTCCCGGCGCCGGTGGTTGGGATCCTCGACCATGCGACCTTCACGAACAGCGAGACGATGCTGCGCTTCTTCGCGCAACAGACGCTGGCCGGCTGGTGCAGGAAAATCGAGCAGGAATTCGCCCGCTCGGTCTTCGGGACCGGCAGCGAGTACAGCCTCGAGATCAGCCTCGACGGGCTTCTCCGTGGCGATCCCGACACCCGATGGAAGACCTACGCGGTCGCCCGGCAGCACGACATCCTGAGCGTCCGCGAGATCCGCGAGATCGAGGGGTACTCGCCGGTGCCGCCCGCGCAGCAAGCGGAGGCCCCCGATGCCGCCGAGGCCGTGAGCGGATGAAGCAGGCGCTGCAACCCAAACTGGCCGATCGCCTGTCGCGCATCCTCGGCATGCTGGGCAGCGACTATGACGGCGAGCGGGCTGCGGCAGGGCTGAAGGCCACGCAGCTCCTGCGGGAAGCCGGCCTGACCTGGGATGACCTGGTGCGGCCCAGCGCGGCTCCGGCGCCGCCTCCGGAGCCCCTGGGCTTCAGGATGCGGGCGATGCAGGCTTTGACCCGGGGCGCCCTGCTGACCGACTGGGAGCGCGGCTTCCTGGCAAGCATCGCTCGGCAGGGGCGGCCGCTCTCGCCAAGGCAGCGATCGGTCCTCGTCCGGATCGAGGAGCGGCTCGGATGAGTGCCGGAGCGATCGGCCCGCGTCCGGAAGGAAAATCGGCTCAAGGGGGTGACGCCGTTGCCGCGCCGGCCGATCAGACGCTAACGTCCAAATTGCAGACGCCACCCCCGTACCTTGGCCGGAAAGGGGTGGCGCTGCTGAAAACAACAACCGTGGGGGATCATCCCGCGGCAGGAACCCGGTTGCCCAGGCTTGCAGGCAAGATAGTGCCCTGCATGGCCGACGGCAAGCGGCGCGTCCTGCCCGCCGGGTGGTCCGATAGGACCTGACCGATGCCTGACTATCACGGCCACGCGAATGGAGACGCTCCGGTTGATTTCGGCCGGCTGCTAGGGCCTGTGGCCCGCGAGCTGCTGGGCGAGCCGACCGAGAAGCACCGGGGCGGCCAGGAATGGCGCTACGGGGCGAACGGCAGCCTGAAGGTCGAGATTGACCGGGGCGTGTGGCATGACCACGAGGCCAAAGAGGGCGGCGGCACGCTGCGGCTTCTCGAGTGCCGCGGCGGCATGGACAAGGCCAGCGCCCTAGCCTGGATGCGCGCACGCAAGCTGATCGAGGACCGGCCGAAGCCGGGTGCCGAGAAGTCGCGCGAGGTAGCAGCCTATGACTACCAGGACAAAGGCGGCGCCCTGCTGTTCCAGGTGGTGCGGTTTGAGCCGAAGACCTTCCGGCAGCGCCGGCCGGACGGGAACGGCGGATGGGTCTGGAAAATGGAAGGCGTGCGGCTGGTGCCGTACCGCCTGCCGGAGCTGGTCGAGGCGATAGGCAAGGGTCGCACCGTCTACATCGCCGAGGGTGAGAAGGGCGTGCAGAGCCTAGTTGGCCTCGGTCTGGCCGCGACGTGCTCACCCGGCGGTGCCGGCAAGTGGCGCAAGGAATATGCCCGGCCGTTCGCTGGCGCCGATGTGGTGGTCCTGCCCGACAACGATGACGCCGGGCGCAAGCACGCCGAGCAGGTGATCGCGAGCCTGCTGCCGGTTGCACGCTCCGTCCGCGTCCTGGCGCTGCCGGACCTGCCAGCCAAGGGCGACGTAGCCGACTGGATCGAGGCCGGCGGCACCGCAGCCCAGCTTGAGGAGCTGGCGGCGAAGGTTGGCGCGGCGAAGGTTAAGCAGGCGGTCGAGGACGAGGTCCTGCTGACCGAGCACCACGTCGCCCTGGCCTTCAAGAAGCGGCACCGGGACGAGCTGCGCTTCTGCCATAACAGCGGCGCGTGGTTCCTCTGGACCGGCACCCATTGGCGGCAGGACCACAAGCACCGGGCCTTCAGCTTCGCCCGGAACGTGGTCGCGGACCATAATCGGGAAGCGGAGTTCAAGACTCAGGCGATCACCGGCAGGGCGTCGTTCGCAGGCGGTGTAGAGCGGTTTGCCAGGACCGACCCGGATCTGGCTGTCCTGGCTGACGAATGGGACCCGGACCCCTGGCTCCTCGCCACGCCGGGCGGGACGGTGGATCTGCGGACCGGCATCCTGCGGCCGGCGCGGCCAGCCGACATGATCACCCGCACAACCGCCATTGCGCCCGCTGCGGACGGCAATCCAGAGGTATGGCGGGCCTTTCTGCATCAGGCGACGGGGGGTGATGTCGCGCTGATCGACTTCCTGAAGCGGTGGTGCGGCTACTGCCTGACGGGTCTGACTCGTGAACACGCGCTGATGTTCATCTACGGACCCGGCGGCAACGGCAAATCCGTGTTCCTGAACACCGTGGCGAGCATCCTGGGCGCGTATCACGCGACCGCGGCGATGGACACCTTCACCGACAGCGGCGGCGGCAGGCACTTGGCCTTCCTCGCCATGCTCGCCGGCGCGCGCATGGTGACAGCGGCGGAGACGGAGGAAGGGCGGCCATGGGCCGAGACTCGGATCAAGGAGATGACCGGCGGCACGCCAGTCACCGCCAACTTCATGCGGCAGGACCCCTTCACCTTCACGCCGCAGTTCAAGATCACCATCACCGGCAACCACAAGCCGGTCCTGCGGAACGTGGATGATGCGGCGCGGCGGCGCTTCAACATCGTGCCGTTCCTGCACAAGCCGGCCGAGCCCGACCGGGAGCTCGAGGACAAGCTGCGGGAGGAGTGGCCCGCCATTCTGCGCTGGATGATCGACGGCGCCCTTGCCTGGCAGACCGATGGGTTGCCGAAGCCAAAGGTCGTAGCCGAGGCTACAGACGAGTATTTCGCGGCCCAGGACGCCTTCGGCATGTGGCTGGCTGAGCGGTGCATCACCGCCCCGCACCTGCAGGAACGGCCATCTGCCCTGCTGAACGACTACAACGACTGGGCCGAAAACAACGGCGAAGCGCCGGCTAACCGCAGTCGGTTCCGGGGCTGGGCTGAGAAGCAACCGGGGCTGAAATACAAGCTGGTCAAGGGCCGGGACTACCTCGCCGGCATCGGCCGACGCCCTCCTGAGGGTGGCCAGGGTGGGCAGGGGTGGCCATGAAAACCCATTACTGCTCATGTGCGCGCGCGCATAAGGCGTGGATACGAAAGTATGGCCACCCCTGCCCACCCTGCTCACCCTGGAGGATGGCATGAGCGACCTGTCCCGCGTCTTCGCCCTCGCCCTGCAGGACTACCAACTGCCCCCAGGTGGCGTGCATGGACCCGGCCACTGGCTCCGGGTGCTCCGCAACGGCCGGGAGCTCGCTGCCTTCACGCCAGGGGCAAACCCGTGGGTGGTGGAGCACTTCGCGCTCCTGCACGACTGCCGCCGGGTGAACGAGACGACCGACCCTGAGCATGGACAGCGGGCGGCGGAGTACGCCTTCACCCTCGACCTCGACCTGGATGCGGCGGAGTTGATGCTGCTGGCCGTGGCCTGTGCTCGGCATGAGCTGGGGGAGGTGACCGACGACCCGACTGTCGGCGCCTGCTGGGATGCTGACCGGCTCGAGCTGGCCCGGCTAGGCCGGCGCCCCCTTACCCACCTGCTCAGTACGGAGGCTGCCCTCGACCCTGACCTGCAGGCTGGGGCGTGGCTGAGGGGGACGGCCTGGGTAGTGGACCCGGAG